CTGTAACTGTTCCTTTAAATGGTCAGGCAGGTGTACAACTTAACGGTGCTTTAAATTGGTACAGAGTTAATCGTATAGTCGTAAATACAGCAGGTTCTGGCGGTGCAAACGCTGGGGTTTTATATGTAGGAACAGAAGCCGCTCCTGCAGGCGGAGTCCCTACAAATAAGTATGCAACGGTGGCTATTGGTGATAATCAAACCTTAATGTGTATTTGGACAGTGCCTCTTGGTTATACAGCCTATTTACATCAAAAGGACGTATCTTCATCTTCTTCCGCCGGTAAGTTTGCTATCTTTAGTTTATTAGCCAGACCAAAAGACGGTGTTTTTAACATCAAAGAAAGAATACTTTTGGCTAACAACAGCACGGCTATTTCTTACTGGAATCCTATCCCTTTTTACGAGTGCACGGATATTGAAGTTAGAGCGCAGGCCGATTCCGCTGGAGGATCTATTACCTGTTCCGCTACTCTTGATCTCACCTACATTCAAAATTCAGGACCGTTGTAATGGCAAAGATCGACAAGTCCAAAATGAAGTGCAACAAACCTCGCCGTCAGGTTTCAGGTGGTAAGAAGTTTGTCGTTAAAGCATGCGAAAATGGAAAAGAAAAGATTGTTCGTTTTGGTGATGCTAACATGAAGATTCGCAAATCAAACCCCAAGGCGCGTAAATCGTTCCGCGCCCGGCACGGTTGCGATAAGGGAACTTTGAGTAAGCTCAAAGCAAGGTACTGGTCATGCAAGAAGTGGTAGTCATGAAAGCAGAAGATGTTCTTAAACAACTAGAGGTTCACGAGGCTGAATGTAATCTCCGTTACAAGCGGATTGAAGAACGGTTAGACGATCAAAAGAAAACCCTTGATCGAGTTGATATGCGCTTGTGGGGTTTAGCAGCGTTAATAGTTGGTTTAGCAATCGCTGAACGGTTTGTATAATGACGATTAGTCGGTCACAGACAGCAAAGCAGGTGACTACAGTGCCAAGTAAATCAAAGACAAAGAAAGACGCGTGCTATCATAAGGTCAAGTCTCGCTACAAGGTTTGGCCTTCAGCATATGCAAGTGGCGCGTTAGCCAAGTGCCGTAAGGTTGGTGCCAAGAACTGGGGCACCAAGAAAACGAAGAAGATGTAATGGCTGTCCGTAAGACAAAAAAAGGCGCCGAACTTCGTAAATGGTTTGGTCAAAACAAGGGCAAAGGCTGGGTCGATTGTAAGACCGGCAAGCCTTGTGGGCGCTCCGGGAGCAGTGATAAGCGTAGAAGTTATCCTGCTTGCCGCCCGACAAAAGCGCAGTGCAAGTCTGCAGGCGCTAAGACTGCGATGAAGAAGAAGACTTCTTCAAAACGTGTGAACTGGAAAGGAAAGAAATCATGAACTGTGGTGGAAAGAAAAAAGGCTACAAGAAAGGCGGATCTGTTTGCTCTAAGTGTGGCGGAAATGGATGTTCTTGTAATGCTCAGAAGTACGCATACGGCGGCATGGTCAACAAAAAGAAGAAGTAAGTTATGGCAACTTCAGGATCGATTGATTTCAACCTTGATGCAGCAGACATCATCGAGGAAGCATATGAGCGGTGCGGGCTAGAAGTCCGCACTGGCTATGATGCGCGTACAGCGCGGCGCTCGATGAATATTATGTTTGCAGACTGGGCGAACCGAGGTGTAAACCTATGGACCGTGCGCCAAGGCACGCTGACGCTAGTCCCAGACACCGCAACGTACAATGAAGACAATGGTCTTGATGCTGGAATGTCTGACATTCTTGAGGTTGCATTACGTCGTGACGGAACGGATTACGAGGTAGATCGAATCAGCCGCGGCGAATATCTTAATGTGCCAAACAAGACTACTTCAGGACGCCCTTCGCAGTTCTACTTTAACCGTCAGATTAAACCCGAAGTTACGCTTTGGCCGGTGCCTGATGCGGCGGATTCTTTGGTGTATTACTACATCAAGCGGATCGAGGACATTGATACGTCGAAGAACGATGCTGAAGTTCCTTTCCGTTTTGTGCCGTGCATGGTTGCGGGGCTCGCTTACTATATAGCGATGAAGAAGGCACCGGACCGCATTCAATTGTTAAAAGCGGTGTATGAAGAAGAGTTCCAACGTGCGGCGGATGAAGACGAAGATCGTGTATCTTTAAAGCTACAACCTGATATCCAGTACATTAGGTTTTAAAAGTGGCACGTTACGCGGCAGGCAATAAAGCATACGGAATATCAGACCGCTCTGGTTTCCGTTACCGTCTGCGTGAAATGAAGAAAGAGTGGAACGGCTTGATTGTGGGCCCGGACGAATATGAGCCGAAACACCCGCAACTTGAAGCGCCACGCGTAGGACCAGATCCACAGGCACTACGGAACCCGAGACCAGATGAGGCGGAGACTGTATCTGTTTATCTTGGCACGGATGTCGTAGGATTACCTATTGAAACTCCACGGGCTATTGGCAAGGTTGGGGAAGTTACGGTGACAACAACATGAGTTTTACATACGCGCAGCTTAAACAGGCGATACAGGATTACACGGAGAATGACGAGACTAGCTTCGTTACAAACCTGCCTGTATTTATCCGTGCGGCAGAAGAACGCATTTTTAAGAACGTCCAGTTGTCTTTTTTCAGGAAAAATTCAACAGCGTCGGCCAGCACTGGCAATCAATATTTGGCCGCTCCTGGGGACTTTCTTGCGCCTTTTTCTTTGTCATATACGGACGGCGCTGGGGATAAAAACTTTCTCCTGTTTAAAGATGTAAACTACTTGCAGGATTTCAACACAGATCCGACGGACACAGGCGCTCCTCGTTTTTACGCTCAATTTGATGTGGATTATTTTTTACTTGCCCCCACTCCAGATGACGATTATGCCGTTGAGCTGCATTATTATTACCGTCCTGACAGTTTAACAAATCAGGCAGAAGACGGAACAACGTGGCTGAGTCAGAACGCGCCAATGGCCATGTTGTACGGGTCATTGATTGACGCATATACATACATGAAAGGTGAAGCAGACTTGATAGGTAACTATACTCAACGCTTTACCGAAGCGGTAGCCAGCTTGAAACAGCTTGGTGAAGCAAAAGAAACAACAGACCAGTACCGTTCTGGTCAGGTTATGAGAACAAAACAGTAATATGTTTGAAATGAAATTAGACGCTCCTGTGGACGTGTTCGAGGTTAAAACAACAAATGATCGCGGACATACACCAGAGGAAGTCGCAGAACTTTGCGTAAACAGATTGATATCAGTTGGTGATAAAAGTCATCCTGCCCTGCAGGCGCAAGCACGAGCTTTCCGTGAACGGATGCTCGCAGTTGTAACCCAATACATCAAGATGGGCATCGAACAAGACCGTGCTACAATAGGCGCGGAGCTTACGAAAGCAGGCCATAGCGATATGGCAGAAATTTTAAGGAGACTGTGACATGGCTTTTACCGGAAACTTCATGTGCACCAGCTTCAAGCAGGAATTGCTGACTGGAACGCATGATTTCACAAACGGAACAGGTAACACATTTAAGTTAGCACTGTACGACAACAACGCATCTTTCACTGCAGCAACGACTGCGTACACTGCGACAGATGAGGTAGGTGACTCAGGAACGTATACTGCAGGTGGTGGCACGTTGACGAACGTCACGCCAACCACTTCTGGTACAACCGCGTTAACTGATTTTGCAGACTTGTCGTTTACTTCTGCGACAATTACTGCACGCGGCGCGTTGATTTATAACGACACAGCAGCGGGTGACCCAACTGTGGTTGTTCTGGACTTTGGATCTGATAAGACTTCAACATCTGGTACGTTCACAATTGTTTTCCCAACAGCTGACGCATCTAACGCGATTATCCGGATAGCGTAATGGCCGACGCCACTGTTTTCTTCGAGGGCTGGGGACGCAGCGCCTGGAACAGTGGCACGTTTGGTGAGCCTACTTTACCAGCCGCAGCAACTGCTTCGGTTGGTGCGGTTACGGTAACAGCAACAGCTAATGCCCCTGTAACAGGACTGGCGGCTAACGCTTCGGTTGGTGCGGTTACGGTAACAGCATCTTCGAGTGTTACTACTGAAAGCCTACCAGCAACTGCTTCTGTCGGAGAGGTCACAGCATCCGGTGGAACTGGGATTTCTGTAAATGTTACAGGATTACCAGCAACTGCTTCTGTTGGTACTGCCGAAGCACAAACTTCAGTTGCTCCTATTCAAACAGGTTTAGAAGCTACCGGCGTTGTCGGTACGGTTGGCTTTACCAGTGCAACTATTGTCGCTCTTACCGGCATTGCAGCAACTGGTCAAGTCAATGGCATTCCACAGGATGTTACGGTCCCCCTTGAGGGGTGGGGCCGCGCAGGCTGGGGCGAGCAAGGTTGGAACGAAGGCAGCGTGTCCTTTGAAGCCACCGGCGCAGTTGGCAGTGCTACCGTTCAGGCGGACATCGACATTAATGTCACGGGACTTGAAGCAACAGGTGAAGTTGGAGATGCAGAGTCTGAAGCAATTACTCCAGTTCCAGCGACAGGACTTGAAGCAACAGGTGGCGTAGGTTCGGTTGGCGTTACCACAGTTGTGGTAATTCCGATAACATTTTCAGCAACCGCGACAGCTTCTGTAGGTTCTGTTACAGTAGAAGCCGGTTCCATTGTCCCAGTTACAGGACTTGAGGCGACCGGAGGTGTTGGAAAAGTTCTCATTTGGAGTAAAATTGATCCATCACAAGACCCAGGATGGACGGAAGTGTCACCTGCCGAATCAACAATTTGGACCGAAATAGCGGCTTAGAGGATTTTTAGATGAGCAGCACATATTCTGATCTCAAGATTGAGTTGATCGCAACGGGCGAGCAATCCGGTTCTTGGGGCACCACAACAAACACCAACCTTGGCACGGCACTCGGGGAAGCAATTACTGGCCGAGCGGAAGCAAACTTTGCCTCTGACGCTGATTTAACGCTTGGTTATACAGATACTAATGGTGCTCAGGTATTCCGTAATCTGATCCTGAACGTGACGGGAACAATTTCCACGACTCGTAACTTGGTTGTCCCAACGATCAATAAGCTGTATATCGTTGAGAACAATACAACTGGTAGCCAAGATATTGTTGTCAAGACATCTGCGGGCACAGGAATTACTATCCCTAATGGCGTGACTTCGATTGTTTATGCGGACGGTACTAATGTTGTCAGCGGGATCGAGTACATTGATACGTTAACGCTTGGTAATGCGTTAGCGGTTGCTTCTGGTGGTACAGGGGCTACAACAGACTCTGGCGCCCGAACTAACCTAGGCTTGGTACCGGGTACAGACGTATTAGCATACGACGCAAACCTGCAAGGTTTTGTTGATGCGTTCACACTTCCAACATCTGATGGTTCAGATGGCCAAGCTCTTGTGACAAACGGAGCAGGTACCGTTTCGTTTGGGAGTGCAGGTATTTCAACTGGTAAGGCCATCGCAATGGCCATTGTGTTTGGTTAAGAGGATTAAGTAATGGCCGCACCCAATATTGTAAACGTAACCACGAT